ACAATATCCATTAAATTTACAAATTCTTCACGAGTAAATACTTTTTCATTTAGTTTATTTAAAAACCATCCACATTTTATACACCTTGTTATATCAGAAGAATCTTGATTTTCAAAAGAATGATATTCGCCTATATTTATATCATCATGACAATAAACACTAAATGCTGTTTTTATAAAATTATCAGGTAAATTAACTATATTATATGGTATGGTATTCATAATTAGTGATGTTTTTAATGTTTTGTTTGTTTCATTAATTATGTTGTTGCTGGAAACCATAAATGTTGTAGGTATCAAAAAATTATTAAGTATTTCATATCTTGTCTGTAATATTATATTATCGTCAGAAAAATTTACTATTTTTTTATCAAAGTAATTTATATATGGAATATTATATTCGTTTAATTCTTCACAACATGTTTTTTCTATGTCTTTTAACTCAAATGAATTTACTGGAGAATTATTTATAAAATTATTTAAAAAATTTCTAATTTTAAAAACTCTTTTTCTTATTTCAAAAATAATATCATTGTATAACAAATTATAATTTTTAGGATTACCTTCCTTTAATACTTCATTTATTTTTATAATATTTGTTTTTCCAAGTTCTTTAATTTCTCCAACAGTTATATCATCAGCCCAATCAATTGGATTATTTACTCTATCTATTCTACTACTACCAGAGCTAATATGAAACAATTCATTATATTTGACATAATTGTTTTTTCGAATTAATGCATTTTTATAATTTGGCTCTAAACTATTTATCCAAAATCTAAAATTTTTTACAATTTTATTTTTTTGAATTACTTCATTAATAACTATTTCTTTTATTTTAATATTAACTGTTAATATTTTCATTTCAACTATAGCACATATAAAATAATCAAATCCGTTATCACCATCAAATCCAAAAAAAGAACATGAAGTTATTACATTATTTCCAGGAATATATTGTGGGATGGATGTTCTTAAATACCACAATAAATGTGCTAATACTAATGTTCCATATCTTACCATAAAATACTCAATATATGATATTTGAATTTTATCTGTAATTTTTTGATTTTGTTCTAAATTTTTTGCTCTATTAGCTGATAATTTTCTTTGTATGCTTATCTCTTTTATTTTTTCATTATAATATGTTTCAAAACTTGGAATTTTTTTACTTTCTTTAAAACACTGTATAACCAATTCAATAAAATGGCGTGGTGGAATATTAATATCTATTTTAGACATTATTGCGAATATTAATTTACATGCTGACACTGTTTTATCAATATCTGATTTTTCAATAATTCTATTTTTTGTTAAAATAGTTTTAAATTCATAACTATCACATTTTTTAATATTTTCAGTTATTATATCACGCGGGTCTAATGGTAATGAATGCTTATAAAATATTGCACTTTCTTTATCCTCATATACTTCTTCTATTTTTATAGGAATCCCCCATTCGTTCATATATGTTGTTTCTACCAGATTTGATTTATCTAAAAATGAACCACATATTACACATGTTTCCTCACCTTTATTTGAAGTTCCATCATCTCCATATATTGATAATAATAAGGTAGACCATTTGTTTCTTTCCATTTCTGTATCAGAATTATCAATCATTAATAAATAATACCAATGTCCGCATATTAATGGTTTTCCGTAAAAAATAGAATATATATAATTATTTACAATTATACCATCTAATTGAATAATACTATATAATAATTGTTTTTTATTAGAATATGATTCTAATTTATTAACTTGACGTATAATTGATTTTAAAGCATTAGGTGTTTCTTCACTAAAAGATAATAATAAATTAGGTTTTTTTAAATCTAAATTTTCATTTACAGAATTTACAGAATTTACAGAAAGTTCTTTTTCATACATAAGTTTTCCAAGATGTGCTTCACTTATTCTATTTTTATCTAATTTTGATATTATATTTCCCATATAGTGTAAAATAATCAAATCAGCTGATTTGTATAATTTTTTTCTTTCATTTGTATTTCTAATATCATAAGATTTTATATTTTCATTAATATTATCTATTAATTTTTCAATTTCTTTTAATTTTTTTCTTGAATTAAATACTTTTAATGGAATTTTATTAAGTTTATCAAACTGTTCTTTTATTTTTAAAATATCAAATGACTTATCTGAACTATTAAAACTATTACTTGGAATATTATCTGAACTATCTGAACTTTTTTTTAGTATTTCCATATCATTTAATAATTTTATTTTAAGTTGTTGTAATCTTTTTAGTTGAAATTTATTTTTGTTGGAACTATATTTATTATTAAAAAAAGAATAAGTGTAATAAAAAGAACCATTATCACCAGATTCAAATAATGTATTAACTCTTTGCAGCTCACAATCTTGACCTCTGAAATATTTAGAAACGTCTGAAGTATAACTTAAATCTTGGACGTATACACTTCTCATTAGTTTTGAATAATATTGACTATCTCGCAGTAATTCATTTTCTTCTATTTTACAAACTTTTCCAATATCTTCAATTTTAACACCCGTAATTATTTTTGGTACTAAAAGTTCTGCATTTTTACTAAGTACCTCACCTGCTTTTTTCCAGGCATTATTTGTTATAGTTCTAATGTTATATCCCCATTTTTTTAATTCTTTATTATATTCATAAATATCTAAATTTTTATTATTTTTTATTATTAAGTCTGTTACATCTTCAGATGTTGGGATTATAAACTGTAACATTTTGATATATTCATCGGAAGTTACAAGATTATTTTTATCTACTGCATTATCAAATAATAATAAATATGATTTATCTAACTCAATTTTAACATTACTATCGTTTAAAATAATTTTACGGTCAAGTGCTTTTTTTATTGATAAATTCATTTCATCTTCATTCATTTCATCTGATTTTGGTATAAATAAAAATCCAACAATATAAATAGTTTCACCACTAATAGTTAATGAGTTTTTTTCTGTAATTGTATTTTCAAAAAATGATTCTACTTTTACTTTTTTATCTGGAAGTGTTAATGGTATAATTGTTTGTCCTTTACCAATTCTATTCTTAATTTTTTTATTTGATATGTTAATATATCTATATAACTCTGCATATTTTGATAATTTTATTTTTTTTACTTTAGGAACACTATCATTCCAAAATGTGTCAGGTGGTGGTTTATAAGATTCTTGTTGTTCATTTAATCCATTATAAAATGAGACTATGTTTATTTCTCCTTTAGATCGTTTTGTAAAAAGCGATTTCATTTCCTTAAATTGAAGTAATTGGTTTTCCATTTTATCACCATATGGAACTTCTCCAGTATGTGAATTATTTGTATTATTTGTATTATCTAGTAAATCGTAATTATCTAATATTTTTGATTTTTCACGATCACATTTTAATGCATATATAACTTTTTGGTCAAGAACAACAGGATATATCCATTTAATATCATCAAAATTTCCATTTTTTATAATTTCCAAAGATTCAATATATTTATACCCATCTTCTTTTTCCTTTGATAATATTTTTTCACCTTTTTCTTTAATATTATAAATTTCTTCAACTTTTTTTCTTATTTCTTCCTGAATCATTTTATTATTTTGTAAAATAACTGGAACATCACGAAGTAAATCATTTTCCATAATCCTTAAAAACATTTCATGTCCAATTTTAGTTTCTGGTTTTTTAACAACTTCAATATTTGTTATTTCAATTACCTCTCCAAAATTTGAATTATTTGAATTATTTTCTTTTTCTATTTTTAATTTATAATTATCTTTTTTTACTATTGGAACACTAATAGTATGAACGTCTTCATCTTTAGATTTATTTAAAATTATATCTTTAGATTTATTTAAAATTATATCTTTAGATTTATTTAAAATTACATCTTTAGATTTATTTAAAATTATATCTTTAGATTTATTTAAAATTATATCTTTAGATTTTAACAAATTTAAAGTTTTAATAGAATTACCAGAATTTTGTATTGTTTTATCTTCATCACCGCCTAATTTAATTTGAATATTATTTTTAAAGTTTTTTAATTTTGATATTTTCTTCATTTTCTTTTTAATATAAACTTATGATATATATAATAATAAAAACTATTACAATTGTTTTTATACATAAATATTTTATAATAAAATGGTATAAAGAGAAAATACTATTATAGTATAACTACTATAATTGAAAATACTTTAATATGAACTCAATTTCTACTCTTTTAGGAATTAATTCTTCAAACACTGGAGATAATTTAGTAATTAATATTCCGTTTAATAATAGTTTAATTGAATCAGAAAATTTAAAAAATATTGATAGTGACCCAAACTTGGTAAATGAAGTTAATACTTATAATGAAGACAGATTAAGTGATGATGGAAATGATGTTCCTAATATTAGTGAAAATGAATTTATTCCTAATATTGAACTAACAAATGTATCAGAACTTCAATCTGTTTTAGGTGATATGAAATATGAAAACGTTAGAAAGGGTTTGTATAAAAAATATGGTTTGGTAACAAAAGATGAGCCCAGTATTCCAGGACTTTATATGATTACTTATAATAAACCAGATAAGGTTTCTTTTAAAAATAAAGTTGAATTATCTAAAAAGCAACAAGATATTGTTTCACAATATAGAGGAATTATTGTTGAAAAAGATACTAATAAACCAGTTTGCTACACATTTGATAAAATGAGTAAACACTTACCAGATGATATTAATTTAAATAACTGTAAAATTACTACTTCGTGTGATGGTTCTCAAATTAAAATTTTTTATTATGAAAAAACAAACCATTGGGTTATTTCTACTACTAGACGAATTGATGCTTCACATTCCTATTTTTTTAGCAATAAATCTTTTATGGAAATGTTTCAAGATGCATCTTGTTCATTAGATTGGGATAAGTTAGACAAACAATGTTGTTATTCTTTTGTTCTAGCTCACCCTGATAACAGGGTAGTTGCGAGACATAATAAACCATATTTAATGCATGTTTTGACAAGAAATATGATTACCTTTAAAATTAGTTTAGATGATATTGGTATTCCACAATCACAACAAGTTACTTTTAATACTAAAAGTGAAATGTGGCAAACAATTAAAAGACTTCCTTATTATAAAGAAGGATATGTA